GTGCAATTTATCCTGTATCTATATGGGATCATGGCCATTGGTTTGACTAGCAATTGGTATTAAGTATGTAGGTTATAGGATAGGGATGGGTGAAAATTAAATTAATTTTGTAGCTACATTTGGAATAATTAACTTAATTTTGTAGCTACAATTAAAAACTTAAAAACAACACTATGGATTTAGAATTAATTTTACAAACAGCAGAAGAATGTTTAGCCCTTAAACCAAATTTATCAGACAACCCAAATGGGTATGATAAAGCAATTCTTGGATTAACCGATAATGGACAACTGGTTTACTCAAAAGAAATTATGGTTAAACTTTTAATGGAAGTAGATGTAGAGCTTTCGGAAGAAGATGCTTGGGAATTTCTTGAATTCAACTGTTTTTCTGCTTATGTTGGCGATCAAACTCCTATTTATGTAAATACTTATTAATTTATGGCAAAAAGTAAACCAATTGGAGTTAGATTTGACTTATATAAGTTGGATATGATTCAAAAAGAGCAAAATTTGACATCTGTTCAGCAAGTGGTGAATTATTTAATGGATAATTACAACAGAACCGACTCAAATTTGCCACATAAAGTTTTTGATGGTAAAATTAGCGCCAAGTTTATTCAAGTGCCTCAAAAAGAGCTTAAAAACGGCAATCCTGAGCCTCCTAATGGGCTAACTGGAATAGATTTGGCTATTTGGAAGTCTGAAAATTGGAAATAATTCGTATCTTAGCTAAAATATTATAACATGTCTGAAGAAAAATTTTCATATTTTGTATCTTATTTAAAAGATTCTTTTGATCAAGCTGTCGTTTGGCATCATCAAACTGATTCTTATGCAGTACATAAGGCTTTAAATAAGTTTTATGATGGTATTCTTGATTTAACAGATGGTTTAGTAGAAAGCGTAAGTGGCATACATGGTAGACCAATGAAATACCAAATTGACAGCCCTGTAGATTATAAAAATCCAGAACAGGTGGTTAAATATTTTAAATCTGCTTATGAATTAATTGAAAAAGAAAGAAAAGATATTTATCAAGAATCTTGGATTCAAAATCAAGTAGATGAAATATCTGCGTTGTTTGCATCAACATTATACCTATTAAGTTTAAAATAATGAAAAGTAAATTAAAAATGATGAAAAGAGCAGATGGCTCTTATTCTCGTAGAGGTTTATGGGATAACATCCGCGCAGCTGCTGGATCTGGTAAAAAACCAACACCTGAAATGCTAAAGCAAGAAAAGAAAATTAAATCAGAAGAAAAGAAATAATTATGTCTGGAGCTTGGCAAAGAAAAGAAGGAAAAAATCCTAAAGGTGGCTTAAATGCAAAAGGTCGTGCATCTTACAATGCAGAAACAGGTGGTAATTTAAAAGCTCCTGTTAAATCTGGCGTTAACCCTCGTAGAGTTTCTTTTGCAGCTCGTTTTGCTGGTATGCTAGGTGCTATGAAAAAACCAAATGGTGAACCTACTCGTAAAGCATTAGCTCTTAAGGCTTGGGGATTTGGTAGTGTTGAAGCAGCTCGTAAGTTTGCTAACGCTCATAAGAAATCATAAGTTCTTTAGTTTTATAATAGGATAAGTTTTTAACCATATTTTGTAAATCTTGCCTATTATAAGTGTAAATTTTAATCTTAATAGTTCTATTGTTATTAAGTATATTATTTATTTGATTATAAAAATATGGCAAGTCTTTATTGCCTCTAAAATTATTACACTCATTGCATATCCATACAAGGTTCTCAAAATAATTATTCCCTCCTTTAGATAATGGAACAATATGTTCTTTTGTTCTATAATTACTTTCAGTAAATCTTCTTTCACAATAACTACATCTTGTACTATTAAAATTAACTGACATAAAAATATTTATTAGTTACTGGTCAAGGATTTGAACCTTGAATGACAGAATCAAAATCTGTAGTGTTGCCAATTACACCAACCAGCATTTATTAAGCTGGGGGCTGATCTTCTAATATTTTTTTACCTGCATCAGACAAAGGTCTTGAAAATAATCTAAGCTTTTTGCCAGTGTTTGGACACACGAAAGTAATACCAGCATCTTGGTATGCTTTTAATACTATTTCTAATCCACCATCACCATCAGGGCTTGCCCCTATTACATGAGGATCATCATAATCAAACTGCATACAAAAATCACATCCTTCTGTATAAACTTGTATTTCTTTTGGTATCTCTGTTTTTTTCTTTGCCATTATCTTTTTATTTTTGTCATTTTTTCACAATGCGGACATTGTATTTCTTCTAAATATCTTACTTCAACACTTTCATCAAACCATTTAATCATATCAGTTTCTATAACTGCTACATGATAATTTAAACATGCGTCACAAACTATTTCAGCTACTTCATATACAACGCTAACCTCCATCATTTAAATGTTTTATATCTACTATTTTTACCTCCTCTCCGTCAAGCATTGCGTCTAATGTTAGCTCAATCATTTCTCTTTGCTCTGGGGTTAACAATGCAACTTTTTCATGGATTGCTGGTATAGCAAATATATCACTATTTATTTCTTTTTTAATACCGGATCTTACTTCTTCAGTTAAAAATGGATGGGTTACAATATCATTAAACATCCAATTAATTTTACTAACGTAAACTTTAAATAATTTTTCTCCTTTTGTTTCAGGATATTGCCTACAAAAATCCTCAAACTGTTCTTGAGCTAATTTTAAATTTTGAACAGCACTTATGATATTAGCACTCATTATTAAAGTTTAAATGCGTTTGTTCTAATTCTTGTAAAAACGTTCTAGCTTTTAGAACTTTATTTTCAATGCGTAAAATATCATCTTCACTTCTATTTACGTTAAACGTAAGTATTCTTTCATTAATTGATATATCATCAAATGTCATATTGAATTCTACCTTCATTGCTTCTTTGATAAATTCTGGACTTTCTTCTGAAATTACATCCATCTTTTTAAGTAGATAATATTTCTCTTGTTGAATAATGCTTTCTGGTGTATTGACTAAACAATACGCAATAGTAGCTTTTCTTGTGCCTGTAAGCCACATATAAGACTGCATTTGCCAATAGTATAAGTTATCTAACTTGTCTGGTATATTACCTAAGAATGTCCAAAGATCATAACTTGACTTTATGTCAATAATTGTATCGCCATTTATAATATCTGGCAATCCTGTTATAAAATCATTTTTAAATCGTTCTTCATTTTTGCTAAATGGTAATTTAAGATACATTGATAATAAATCAATAGAATCTTGTTCAGCTTCAATGCCTTTCTTCATTTGCTTTGTTTGTATATCTCGCTTTCTTCCGTATTTTTCAGCGATATAAACTTCAATTAAATGTTTTTGTGCAGTCTTTGATAATACTCCAGCTTCTTTATCTGCTTTAGTTACAGGTTCGGTCATTAAATAACCGACAGAGCTTGCTCTGATTAGTGTTTCGTTCCAGTTCATTAAAGTGTGTTTAGTTTGTTGTTATAATGTTCTAATAGTTCAGGATTGCTTTTGCTCATTAACTCCCAAGCTTTTAATTCCTCTTTCGTTTTGCAAGAGTCAATAAATGCTTTTGTTTTTTCAGCTAATGTTTGTTTTGATTGAGTTGGAATTATTTCTTGATAAATTTTATCATCATAAGGAACTCCACAAAACTCTGAAAGGTCTTTTAATCTTTTTACATTTTCAGAATGATATTGTTCTACTAAATCTCTTGCAATGTCAAGAGCTTTGTTTGCAGACTCGCCTTGATTAAGAGAAAATTCAACACCAATTTTTTCAGAAGAGTAATTGCCTAAATTAAATGTTCTAGTGTAGTTAACGGTTTGGATGTGCATAATACTTATTTTATTCTTGTTACAATTGTTTTTTCTTCAATAAACTTAATTTTAAACATTTTACTTTCGTGTCCTTTTTTCTTTTTAAGATTTGAAACCATAACCATAACTGAAGTATATGGATTATTTAATCTAATACTTTCGCTTAATTTTAAATCAGCTACCTTACTTGAAACTGATTCTGGATCTATTTTTCTTGCCATTTTATATTTTTTTGTAAAATTAATTTAATTAAATATAATAACCAAAATTAATTTAATTAAAAACCCTCCCAGTATAGAAATACAGGAGGGTATATTTGCTTAAAACCACCAATCTACAATTACTTCTGTAAAATTAAATAAATTTCTTTTTTACTAAGTTCAGCTTTGCCCTGTATTCTAGGATCAAAGATTTAAGCTCATCTCTTGTTGGTCTTACTGCTTGTCTTGCTATTTCTCTAAGGTATTCAACTAATGCCCCATTTTCTTTATGTAATTTATATTCAAATTCTTCAATATTCCCAGTTTTGAAATAATTACACTCCATACATTGAGGTCTGCAATTTTCATCCATCCATCTAGTTCCAAGATTTGATCTACCCATAAAATGACCGCATTGTATTTCTGCTATAGTATGTTTATTACCACAAGTATAACACTCTACCATACCTGTTTTATCTGCATATTTATTTCTTAGATACTGGCTAAATACATGGTCAAGATCTGCAACTAAGTTTTGAAAACTTTCTGAATCATCTTCAAATTCTTCCATTCTCTTTTGCGTAGAAACCACTGTAGCACATTGCTTGCACATCTTTTTAGAAAAATGATAATCAATATTCCCGCAACTAACGCACCTTTTTTTCTTCACTATTATTGTTGAATTTCTCATCTTCTTTTAGTTTATGTAGTTTATCATTTATGAATCTGTATTTGCCTATGTATTTACCTTCTTTTGTAACCTCTATAATCATGTCTAACCTTTTGGCTAAATCGTATATCAATTCTCTATTTTCCATAAGTTTCTTTTGTAATTGCATTACCTGCCCACATAGATTTTTCTAAACTAGCTTTTAATTTTTGCTCTGCCTTTATATAGATTGAATTCATACTATTAGGATCAGTACAAACTATCATCAACTTTGTTTCTAGTTCTCTTATTCTTGATTTTAATTTTTGATAACTATTCATAAATTATTTGTTTTTAGTTAATTTAAAATTTATTATTAACCATCCTAAAAATGTCAATGAAATACAAATGAACCAATACCAATCTCTGCCATTACTAATCATCCCAATTGACTTTTGTATTATATAAGATATAACCGGAATACCAAAAACGGGCATAGACGATGCAGGGTTAGAATATTTTCTTTTTACTAATTTCATAAAGTTATTTGTTTTGGTTATAGGTTTGGTTGTAGTAATAAATTGCATTTTTAACACCTCTCAAAAGTAAACCGCCATTAGAATCAACATCATCAGCACCAAATGCGTGTGCTTCTATTATCTGCTCTTTTTCTTTTTTCAACAAATCTTCCACACATTTTATATAAAATGACAATAGTTCCTGCTCTTCATAAGTAGATGCACTATTTTGGTATAAATGAAAAGTAGAAATTAATTCTTGCATTGCTGTTTTCATAGTAATATTTTAACAAAGATAATTAATTTAATTAAACCACAAAATAAATTTAAAAAAAAGTTAAAAATATTTGGGTATTTAAAAAATAACACTATTTTTGTCATCCAATAATCAAAACAAATTTATGGAAATCAAAACTGAATTAAGGCTTCACGAAAGGATAAAAGAGGCTTTAGATGGCCGTACACAAAGGTGGCTGTCACTTAATGCAAAAATACCAGAATCGGAATTATCACGAAAGATGCAGGGTAAATTATTATTTACCGATGCAGAAATAACTCGTATTAACGAGGCATTGAAAACCGATTTAACTAACGACTAATTATAAAAAAATGGCTCGCCCTAAAAAGAATTATTGCGATTACTTCCCTCATGATAGGGATATGAGAAACCATAGAAAGGTTAAAGCCATTCGTACAAAGTTTGGAGCAATAGGTTATGCTATTTGGTCAATGACTTTAGAATATTTAACTGGTATTGATGGTAATGTATTTGAGTATTCAGATGTGGAATTTGAACTAATGGCGGGTGATTTTGGAGTTTCTGCTACAGAAATACGGGATGTGGTGGATTACTGTATCAAACTGGAGATGATATTCTTAAATAATGGCTTTATTAATTCAGATTCGCTAGATGAAAGGCTAAAACCTGTCTATGAAAAAAGAGGTACAAATAAAGATAAAAGTAAGAAACAACTCCGCATAAACGGTAAATTCGCTACTAATAATACCGTATCTGACGGAGTTTCTGCTCCAGAAAATCCGCAAAGTAAAGTAAAAGAAAGTAAAGTAAAAGAAATAAAAGAATATATACCTAGTGAAAATGATTTTTTAGCATATTGCAAGGAAGTAGTTGAGAATGATTTAAAGGCTGTTTATTCTGAATATGAATTTTCTTTAAAAGCTAAATATCAAACTTGGGTAGATGCTGGTTGGAATGATGGGTATGGCAAGAAGATTAAAGTTTGGAAAACTAAAATAAAAAATACACTTCCCCACCTAAAAAAAACTTATAAATCAAATTCAGAGCCACCAAAAAGCGGTTCATTACATCAAAATCAAGATTTCATAAATTACTCAAAAAGGATTGAACAACTAAACAAATAAAACGATGCAAGTTACTATTTTTAAAAACATTTTTAGCAAGGAACCACATTTCATAACCGTTGAAAAAGCACTTGAAAGGATTAAACTAGGTGCAAGTAAGGCTTTGGTCTTAGATATTAGGTTGGCTTTGGATAAGGAAAAAGCTAATAAGCTAAAGCTAAATTTACCTTCAATTTGCTTCAGCGGTAAGTTTGGAGCAGATAGGAAGGATGAGCAATTGGTTGCGCATAGCGGATTTATAGTTTTAGATTTTGATGATATTTCTGATTTAAGGGATAAGCAGACTGAAATTATTCAAAAGGATTTTGTGTACGCTTGTTGGGTTAGCCCTTCTGGTAATGGATTAAAAGCA